TGAAAACGGGGGGTGGGACGTTGATGCTCTCAGAGTAGAAATTGAGCGGTTGAGCGAGCTTGATTTCGACATAGAACTGACCGGCATGGACGCTAACAGCATCAAAGAAATATTGGACATTGAGGTCGATTTGCCTGAGCTTTTTACCGGGGACAAAGAGCCATTTCAGCAAAAAACTTTTACCCTGCATGACGAGCAAGCCTCAATCGTTGAGGATGCAATCAATCTAGCAAGGACAGACCCGTCCAGCGATCAGGGGCTGAATGAAAATGCAAACGGCAATGCCATTTCCTACGTCTGTGAGCAGTGGTTAAAAATGAGAAATGCGTAGCGCGAAAGATTTGATTGTGAAGCCTATACGGGCGTCCATCGGTAATCAAAAATGTATAGATCTGCACTACAGCGGAAAGTATGTGCGAAATAGTCAAATTCATTTTGGCGTGTTTCTTGATGGGAAACTTGAAGGCGTTATGCAGTTTGGCCCGCCAATAAACAAAAAAGGCTCGATGAGTATTGTGGAGGGCACTAGGTGGGATGGCATGCTAGAGCTAAATAGGATGGCTTTTAGTGACGTCTTGCCTAGAAACAGTGAGAGCAGGGCAATGGCAGTTGCCTTTAGGGTTATCAAGAAGCAGTACCCGCAAATAGAATGGGTGCTAAGTTTTAGTGATGCAACACAATGTGGTGATGGTGCGATCTATCGAGCGTCGGGCTTTGTTCTCACAGACATACGAAAAAGCAAAGCATTAAGGCGAAATCCCGCTACTGGTGAGGTGATGCACGATATACAAGCCCATCATTTGATGATCAAAAAAGACTTTAGGGCGTGGCCCCGATTAGAAGGTTTTCAGTTGCGGTATATAAAATTTCTGAATGAGGCAGCAAGGAGTCGCCTCGCCGTCTCTGTTCTGCCTTTTTCAGCTATCGACGAACTAGGCGCTAGAATGTATCGAGGATCGAAACCCAGCGTTGGAAGTGTAGAAAGCGACACGCCTGCTATCCAAGCAGGAGAGGGCGGTGCAACTCCGACCTCAACGCTCCAAACAAAAGAAGCTCATGGCTAGACCTCAAAAGCAAATAGACTGGGATCAAGTAGACAAGCTATGCGCTATTCACTGCACAGGTGAGGAGCAAGCCAATATCCTTGGCGTTGACTACGACACCCTTAACAGGGCATGTCATCGTGAGCACAAGCTCAGTTTTGCGGAGTATTTCAAACAAAAAGCATCCACAGGCAAGATGAGCCTACGCAGACGGCAATACAGCGCAGCCATGGATGGCAATACGACCATGCTGGTTTGGCTAGGGAAGAACTGGTTAGGTCAGAGTGATATGCCAGAGCCAGAGCCACAAGATCTGCCGCCTATCATCATCGAGCGGGCTGATGAAGCTAACAAAGCCACAGGATGACATCTTTTTCGATGAGAGCAGGTTCCGAGTCGTTGTCGCAGGGCGGCGGTTCGGTAAGACCTTTCTTTCAGTGCATGAGCTAATCAAAGCAGCATTAGCGGGTCACGATAAGAACTGCTGGCTAGTCTGTCCCACATATAAGGCAGCGAAAGAGATCGCGTGGAATATGCTTAACGATGCGCTCCCAGATGGATACGCAACCAAGCGCAATGAGACTGCTTTATCGCTCACGCTTAGAAATGGCTCAACGATCTCACTCAAGGGAGCAGAGAAACCTGACAACCTAAGAGGGAGAGCATTAGATTTTGTAGTGATGGACGAGTTCGCTGATATGAGACCAGAGGCATGGTTCGAGGTGCTTCGTCCCAGTCTTAGCGATAGGCTAGGTTCTGCATTGTTCATCGGCACACCAAAGGGGCGAAATCATTTCTACGACTTATGGACGCGAGGCGCGGACAAAGAGGAGGGCTGGCAAGCCTTTCAGTACACGACCATCCAAGGCGGCAACGTTGAGGCGACTGAGATCGACCAAGCGAGATCAGACCTAGATGCGCGAACCTTTACCCAAGAGTATGAGGCCGAGTTTGTCACTTACTCAGGGGTCATCTATTACGCATTCAGTAGAGAGGAGAGCGTAAGAAAAGGGTTCCTTGCTGATGAGCTACACATCGGTATGGACTTCAACCTCGACCCAATGAGCGCAGTCGTTATGGTGAAAGACGGCAGCACCATGCACGTCATAGACGAGATCGTTATATACGGCTCAAATACTGACGAGATGGCAGACGAGATCCTGCAAAGATACCGAGAGCATCAGGTCACGATCTACCCAGACCCAGCGAGCAAGCAGCGCAAGACAAGTGCAGGCGGTAGGACTGACTTATCTATCCTGCAAAACGCAGGCTTTCGGGTGAAGCTGAGAAACAGCCACCCACCAGTGCGGGATCGGATCAACTCAGTGAATAGTAAGCTGATGTCATCGACAGGACAGCGCACGTTGTTAGTCGATCCCAAGTGCAAGCAAGTGATCTCATCGCTGGAGCGGCAGACGTACAAAGAGGGGACAAGCCAGCCAAACAAAGAGGACGGCTTCGATCATATGAATGATGCGCTAGGTTACGCTATAGAGTATCTTTTCCCGATTCGCAAAGAGCGCACCACAGAACAACCGACTAGGTGGACTGCATGAATAACCTTGAGTATCAACATCCCGACTATGATGCAAACCAAGAAAGGTGGGAGTTTTACCTTCGATCCTATGCCGGGGGCCAAGAGTACAAGAACGGCAGCTACCTAACCGGCTATCAGAACGAATCCGAGAATGAGTACGCAAGGCGCATCAGTCTCACCCCTATTGATAACCACTGTCGGAACGTCGTCCACATCTATAGCTCATTTCTGTGGCGCGTCCCTCCAGTGCGCGTCTACAACAGCCTCGATGCAAACCCTGCTCTCGATGCGATGGTTAAGGATGCCGACCTAGATGGCATGAGCCTCAACAGTTTTATGAAGCAGGCTCAGATATGGTCTAGCGTTTATGGGAATGTCTGGATACTTGTTGATAAGCCAGAGAGCAACGCAACGACTAGAGCCGAAGAGCTAGAGCAAGAGATTCGCCCCTACCTGTCATTGTTCACGCCAGAGAACGTCTTCGACTGGCAGTTTGAGCGTACCCCATCAGGGCGCTTTGAACTGACGTATCTCAAGCTCCGCGAGTCCGTAGACCGAGAGGACGCCACGACCATCGTTAGCTACTTCCGCATCTGGCGTAAAGATGTAATCCAGCATTGGAAGTCTGACGGTGACCGCGAGACCATGATGGAGGAGAAAGAGAACCCACTTGGCACGATTCCTGCGGTATTCCTTCCAGCGAACAGATCAAACACAAGGGCAGTCGGTATCTCTGACTTGTCCGACATCAGCTACATGCAGCAGGCTATCTATCAAGAGCTATCAGAAATCGAGCAGCTAATACGGATCAGCAACCATCCGTCTCTGGTTAAGACATTCGACACTGATGCGAGCGCAGGTGCTGGTGCAGTGATAAACGTCCCAGACGATTCAGCCGAAGTGATGAAGCCGTTCTTATTGCAGCCATCTGGTAACAACATCCAGCAGATCAGAGAGTCGATCAAAGACAAGGTGGAAGCCATCAATCGCATGGCGCATATGGGCGCAGTCAGAGGCACGGAAGCCATTACGCAATCAGGCGTGGCGATGCAGACTGAGTTTCAGATGCTCAACGCCAAACTGTCAGAGAAGGCTGACTTGCTAGAGCTAGCAGAGGAGCAGATGTGGCGCTTCGTCTGTCGATGGCTAGATGTAACGCCCGATGTTGAGGTGTTCTATCCCGACTCATTCGACGTGAGAGATTACGAGAAAGAGTTGCTGTTCTTGCAGCAGATGAAGGCGAGCGGTGTTAGATCATCTACCTTGCAGCAAGAGGTGGACAAGCAAATCGCCGATCTAGTGTTGGACGATGACAAGCTGATGCAGGCTCACGATGAGATCACTGCAACGACTCAGGTGCTTGGGCAGTTCCCTGTAGCTTCTGAATAATGGCAGCAGCCGACGACTATTCGGAGTTCTTAGAGAGGCTGGCTGATTCGCACCAACAGCGGATCACCGGCTTTTTGCAGGCCACAGAGAACGATCTGGCGAGCTACTTGCAGACTGCGCCTTCTGCGGACGGGGCGATGTTCGATCTTGAATGGGCGGTAAACGCGCGAACAGAGATGCGTCGCATTTTGGAAGATGACTATTTGGCAGAAGTGCAAGATATGCTGGGCGATTACAGAGCCGTAGCAGTCGAGCAACTAAGAATGCTAAATGCCTATGGCGAGTTCACAAGAGTTTCGCCGGAGGCCATTGCGGGTCTTCAGCGGCTATCGTTCCAAGGCTTTGAGGCGCTAGCCAATCAGCAGCTAGAGACTTTGGCGAATGGTGTTTATCAGTCAACGCTGATAGGCAGGAGTAAGGACGAGTTCATCCAAGAGGTGAGAGGTCAGATTAGTGGAATCTATCAAGCGAGCGATCAAGAAGAGATTCGTCAGTTGGTGGAAGTGGCTAAAACGGCAACTGGAGCCAGACAACAGGCGGCGATTGATCGACTGCATAGTGTTTATGCTTCAGACCGCCTTGGTAATAACCTTCGGCGTTATGCGACAGGCTATGCAACGGATTCGCTTAATCAGTACTCGGCGACGTTGACGGTCACGACTGCGAACGAGCAGGGCATAGACACTTTTGAATACTACGGCGACATCATTAGAGACAGCCGTGAGTTCTGCAAGAAGCATGTGGGCAAAGAGTACAATCGAGAAGAAATTGCACGAATATGGGGGGGTAGTTGGCAGGGCAAGGCTCCCGGCGACCCGTTCATCGTTAGAGGCGGTTACAATTGCCGCCATCAATGGCTACCAGTAGTGGAGGTTTGAGATGCCATATCACTATGGGAACGAGAAGAAGAAGAAGAAGAAAAAGAACAAGCGACCTATGGGGCGCAAGCGCAAATAACGCAAAGGTTGACAATTTACCCGAAAGGGTAAAAATAGCCCCAACTCACTAGAGGTTATCGCTACATGAGCGAAGAAATCATGGATGAAAGCGTTGAGACTGAGCCAGCGCAAGAAACACCCGCTCAGGAGTCAAAAACTTACACCCAAGACGACATGGATCGCGTTGTATCGGATCGTCTAGCGAGGGAGCGTAAGAGTTTGAAAAGCAGTTAGACGGCATTAACTTAGAAGAAGCTCGCCAGATCATGCTCGAGCGTGAGCAGGCGCAGATAGAGCGCCAAAAAGAAAAAGGCGAGTTTGAGCAAGTGCTGAAGCAAACTAACGAAAAGAAAGATCAGGAGATAGCAAAGCTAACCGCTGCACTGCATAGCACCAAGATTGACGGTGCATTGTTTACTGCCGCGAACAGACATAATGCTATCGACTCTGAGCAGGTAGCCACTTTGCTGCGTAATCGCGTGAGACTATCCGATGATGGGATGGTTGAAGTGATAGACGATAACGGCACAGTGCGCTATAACGACAATGCAGATCCGCTCTCAATAGATGAAGCGGTGAGCGAATTCTTAACGGCTAGTCCGCATTTTGTAAGAGCTACCGCAGGTGGCGCAGGCACAATGGGCAATGCTGGTGGCTCGACTCCGAAGCCTACATCGGTGGCTGATATGGTAGATAACTGGAGCAGTGGGGGCAAAGAAGCCTACGCCGCGCTCCGTAAGAAAACTTAGCATACCCCGGAGTTAAATCATGGCAGCTACAACCAGCACCACCCTTGACGACCTATTCGCGAACATTATCGCAGCAGCCCGATTCACGGCAGAAGAAGAGAGCCTGATGATGGGCCTCGTTACCATGTACAACATTGGCGACGAAGCAGGCAAAACCATCCAAGTGCCAAAGTACCCAGCAGTGACAGCCGCTGACCTTACCGAAGGCACGGACATGAGCAGTAGCACTGTTTCAACTTCATCTGTAAGCATTACAGTCGGCGAAGTTGGCGCACAAGTAGTGCTGACGGACGTTGCAGCTATGGGTTCTGGCAACCCAGCAGAAGAGCTAGGAACAGTTCTAGGTAACTCAATCGCTACGAAGATCGACACAGACCTGATCGCATTGTTCGACGGCTTCTCTACCGCATTGGGTGGAGCAGGTACTGAGATCACGGTTGCTGACATCTTCAAGGCTGCGGCTACCTTGCGTAACGCCAAGGCTCAAGGTGACATCTTTGCGGTTGTGCATCCGTTTCAGGCATATCAGCTAAAAGCTAATCTGACCAACACCTTCGCTAACCCAAATGGTGGAACGGCGCAGAATACGGCGATGGTCAACAGCTATGTCGGCACGATTGCAGGCGTAGACATCTACGAGTCATCCAACATCACAGTTGATGGTTCAGATGATGCGAAAGGCGCTGTATTCAGCCGTGAGGCTATGGCAATCGCTATGAAGCGTGACTTCCAAATTGAGACCCAGCGCGATGCGTCATTGAGAGCATTCGAGCTTAACGCTACCGCCGTTTATGGTGTGGGCGAGCTTGATGACAGCTATGGCGTAGAGATGCTGTTCGACAGCGCACTCTAAGCGTTTCGGCTAGCCTCGCATTCTCCCCAGCTTGCGGGGCTGGCCCTTTTTGGAGGTCTCATGGCGATTACATATCGTGGCGTGCGCTTCGAGGGATACAACCGCCCGAAACGGACACCCGAGCACCCGAACAAAAGTCACGTCGTATTAGCGCGACAGGGCGACAAGGTTCGCATGATCCGATTCGGTCAGCAGGGTGCAGGCACCAAACCTCCACGCAAGGGCGAGAGCGAAGCTGATAAGGCTAAGCGCAGATCGTTCAAGGCACGACATGCGGCAAATCT